CAGCACAGTCAAACAATTCAAAACAATGCTAGTAAATGGATAGTTAATTTAAGTGGTCTTGTCAGACCTACAGTTACTTTTGCAATATTAGGATTGTATTTAACTGCAAAGACTTTAGCTGTTGTGCAAGTGTATCAAAATGGTGGTGATTTACATGAGTTTTTACCAGAGATATATTCAGAAACAGATGTTGGTATTTTAAGTTCAGTTGTATGTTTTTGGTTCTCAAGTAGAGCCATAGAGAAAATGAGAAAATGAATAATATTATAGAAGCAATAAAAAGTATTATATCACCAGAGCAATCTTGGTCAGCTTTTGTTATGAAGATTACAAGTCTTATAATTGTAGCTGTAATTGGATATATAGGTTTTCAACAATATCTTAATCTTGGTGTTGAAGAAGATAATGAAATTCCAATAGTAGAAGTGTATGAAAAAGACCCTGAGAAAAAAGTTAAAGTAGAAGATTTAATTACTAAACTATTGAGGTCAAATAGAGATATTGAATCAGTATGGTTATATGATTGGATAGATGCAAGAAATATAGTGCCTTTGTATAACGAACCTAGAAACAGCGAAGATTTATTACCAACAGGATATTTTATGGAAGGTGATGAATATGTGATTGGTCATTTTGTTTTAAGTCAATGCACCTCTCTTGATAGAGATATAGTTAATACAGCGTGTCCTATCATGTCCTCAGAAGATGCTTGGGGAGTTTTGTTAGTTACTTATCAAAACGATACAACACCAGACTTAAAAACGACTAAAGCAACAGCTATGAAAATATCTGAGATATTATATTTGATTGAGAGATAGTAATGGTAGAAAAAAGTTTAAATGTTTCAGATAATTCAGTTATAGCAATACCACTAAGAAATTTAATTGCTATCATTGGAACAGTAGCAGTAGGAGTTTGGGGTTATTTTGGTGTTTCTGAAAGACTTAATTTCATAGAACATGAACTTGATTTACAAATGAAAGACATAGAACTAAATAGTGAATTTAGAATTAAATGGCCAAGAGGTGAAATGGGAAGCCTACCAGATGACGCTAGACAAGACATGAAAATAGAAATGTTAGAACAAGAAGTGTCTAAATTAAAAAATATAAAAAGTGAAAAATAATGCCTTATGTTGAATTAAAATTACCAAGCGGAGTTTATAAGAACGGAACAGAGTTGCAGTCAAAAGGTCGTTGGCATGATTGTAATTTAGTTCGTTGGAATAATAACGCTCTACAACCTATTAAAGGGTGGAGTCAATTTGGAACAGCTACAACAACAGGAAAAGCTAGAAGAATGTTATCTTGGATTGATAATGCTGGTAATAGAAGGTTAGCTGTAGGAACACCTAATAAATTATATGCTTATACAATAGACGGAACACAATACGATATAACTCCAGCTGGTTTTACGACAGGAACAAATGATGCAACGCAAAGCGTAGGTTATGGTAACTATACCTATGGTTCTTCTAATTACGGAACACAAAGACCTGATAGCGGTTTGTTTCAACCTTGCACAACATGGTCATTAGATACATTTGGTCAATTTTTAGTTGGCTGTAGCACAACAGACGGAAAAGTTTATGAGTGGCAATTATCATCAGGAACACCAGCACAGCTAATAGCAAATTGTCCTACAAGTGTACAATCTTTAATTGTTACTGAAGAACGAGCATTAATGGTGCTTGGCGCTGGTGGCGACCCGAAAAAAGTTCAATGGTCAGATTTAGAAGATAATACTGATTGGACACCTAGTGCTACAAATCAAACTGGTAGCTTTAATGTTAATGGTAATGGCAAATTATTAACAGCAGTTAGAGTTAAAGGACAAATTCTGTTACTATCAACGATTGATGCTCATTCAGCCACTTATGTAGGTTTACCATTTGTGTATTCTTTTGAAAGAGTCGGTTCAAATTGTGGTATTGTTTCTACTAACGCCGCCGTGGCTACTGATACTTTTGCTACTTGGATGGGCGAAGGACAGTTCTTTATTTATGACGGAATTGTAAAGCCATTACCTAGTGATGTAAGTGATTATGTTTTTAGTGATTACAATGTAAGTCAAAAAAGTAAAATATACGCATTTAATAATTCTGCTAGTTCAGAAATATGGTGGTTTTATCCTAGTTCTGATAGCACAGAAAACAACAGATATGTTGCATGGAACTATAAAGAAAATCATTGGATTGTTGGTGAGTTAGCTAGAACTTGTGCAGAAGATAGAGGAACATTTACAAATCCTATGATGATTGGTGCTGATTATAAATTATACGAACATGAAACAGGATATTCATATACAGGCGAATCAACAGGAGTTTTTGCTGAATCAGGTCCATATCAAATAGACCAACCTAACGGAAGATTAATGAATGTATTGCAAATAATACCAGATGAAAAAACATTAGGCGATGTTTCTGCTAAATTTAAAGTTAGAAATTATCCTACAGGAACAGAAACAACATTTCCTAGTAGCGGTTCTTTTACTTTAGCTAATCCTACAGATGTTAGATTTACTGCAAGAGAAGTTAAGTTTAGAGTTGAAACTTCAAGAAATACAGATTGGAGAGTAGGTAATATGCAAATATTTGTAAGAGCAGGAGGTAGCAGAGGATAATGAGATTACCACTACCACCAATAGAATACAATTCAAGCATTGTTCAGCAAACAAATAATACTTTAGAGCAAGAAGATAAAAAAAATTTTAAGAAAGATACAGATATAAACATTAACGATGGGCGATTAATCCTAAAATCACCTAACGGAACACGATATAATATAACAGTAGATAATTCAGGTAACATAACAGCGAGTGCGATATGAATATAGAAAATTTTGAAAAATGTTGCGAAAGCATACAGAAAGCGTTAGATTATGGAAAGAACAGTCATACTCTTGATGATGTAAGACAAAGTATAGCCAAAGGTGAAATGTTTTTTCATTCTCTTGGAAACTCCTTTATCATTACTGAAGTTCATGTATTTCCACAGTATTATAATTTACACGGCTTTTTAGCTGGTGGTCATACAGAAGAAATTAAAGAGTTAATGCCAATATTAGAAGATAAAGCAAGAGAAGTAGGTTGCAAATATACAACTCTTACTGGTCGTAAAGGTTGGCAAAGACAGTTTAAAGATGTTGGTTATAATCCAACTTTCTTTACTTTAGACAAGGAGTTATAAAATGGGTAAATCAAAAGGTAGTCAAAGTTCAGAGTTAGACCCCGCAATCAGACAGATGATGCAAGAAACCTTTGACTTAGGTAAAGGTGCTATAACGGAAACTAGACCTGTTTTAGATGCAGACGGAAATCCTGTTTACAGAATTGATATGAGAACAGGGCAAAGAGTACCCGTAACAACAACAGGCCTTAAAGAATATCAAGCATACGAAGACCCTAGATTTGTTATCCCTGGCAGAGCAACAGGCATTGGCGAAAATATGTTAGGTAATTATGTTCGCAGTAAAGACAAGCCATTTCAACAAACTGAAAGACTAGATGATTTATATGGAAGAATGTCAGATGCTTCAGATTATACACCACAACAAGTATCTTCAAGAGATGTAACTGCTGGTCTTATTGATTTACCAAGCGAAATTGCTAGAACTATGGTCGCAGAAGAAAGAGTTGCAGACCCAGATGATATTACAGCAAGAGAAGTTTTAGAAAGAGGTTTCGATATTGAGAGAATTGATGCACCTCAAACAATAACACCTCAAACTTTAGCAGAAACTTCTTTAGACCCTTATATGAATCCTTACAATCAACTTGTTAGAGATATAACTATTAACGATATATTAGAAGGTAGAGATAGGTCATTATCACAACTACAAGATAGAGCCATTAAAGCTGGTGCTTTTGGTGGAACAAGAGAGGGTGTAGAAGCTGGTCTTATACAAAGCAAAGCATTATCAGAAATAGCAAAACAAAGTGCATTACTTGGTCAACAAGGTTTTAATACAGCTTCACAATTAGCAACACAAGATTTAGGTTTATTAAATCAAGCACAAAGAGATAATGTTTCTAATTTAATGGAAGCACAAAGATTAAATCAAGCTACTGATTTAGCGGCCGAGCAATCAATGTTAGATGCGGCCATGGAAGCACAAAGATTAAATCAAGCTAGAGATTTATCTCTAGGTCAATTTAATACAGAAATGGCACAACAGGCCGCTATAACAAATCAAGCGGCCAATCTACAAGCACAAGGCATGAATCAAGAAGATGCATTTAGAACTGCTCAAGCAAATGTTGATAACAAATATCGAGCCCAGGCACAGAATGTTGCCAATCAACTTGAAGCAGATTTAGCCAATCAATCATCATCATTACAGGCCGCTATGGCAAATCAAGGTGCTGGTCTTGAAGCTAACGCATTAAATCAACAAGGTTTATTATCAGCGGCCGGTTTAGCTGATGCTTCAAATCAATCAACTGTAGATAGATTTAATCAAATGAGAGAGATTGGTTCTGTTCAAGACGCAAGAAGGCAACAACAATTAGACTTTGATTATCAGCAGTTCTTAGAAGGGCAAGAATATCAAATGATGTTAGCACAATTCTTAGGTGGTTTATTACAAGGATTCCCAACACCTATGAAATCAAGAGGAAAAGAGAGCAGTTTCTCAACGCTGTTTGGTTAGAGGTAAAAAATGGTTATAGATAGAAGAAGAAAATTTTTAGAAGATTTACAATTAATTAGAATGGCAGAACCTTCTAATAAACAAATAGGTTTTCCACAAGGTCAAACAACAGTAGGTGAATCTAATCCTGCTGACATTCCAGGGCCAAGCATTTTTAATATAGGTAATTTAGTTAGAGGTGCAGTAT